TGAATAGTATAATCGTTAACAGCGCTAACTTTTTCATGTGTTTGATTTTTAATAATTGTTATATTTTTATTTACATTTACAATGTCTCCTTCTACTTTGTTAATTTCATTATCAACATTTGCAATGTGATTATCGATTTGTTTATTGACATTTTCTACCGAATCGATTTCGTTTTGTAGAGAATCAATTTTTTGGTAATATCCCGCAACATCTGTTTTAATTGAATTGGCTTCAAATAATGCGTATAATGCAATTGCACCAATAATTAACACCAGAATTAAAGTCTTATTTATCTTCATATTAGTCTTTTATTATAAATATGAAGTAACCCCGTTTTATCTTAATCGTATGAATTTACCAGGTAGTGGACAATTGATTAGTGAATCTACATTATTTTGTCCGTAGGCAATTAAAACTGAAGGAGCACCCGCAGCGTCTCCTTGTGTACCGTCCACATGATGAAATTTTAATCTACCTTTTATAAAATATAATCCATCGGCTTTGTCCCATATATAATCAAAAAACATTTTAGTTTCAGTTCTTGCAAATACCAAAGATATAGCATTACCATATTCTGAACATTTTTTTAACCATAGATTTGTTTGATTTCCATATGGGGGATTACACCACACTCTACCAAACCAATCTTTTGTATATCCATCATCTTCGATTGTAAAATGATGTTTTGCGGTATCCCACGGACGGTTTATTGGACTGCAGGGGTCTAAGTCAAACTCCCCCAGACTTCTTATGACTTCTGGAGGAGTTAACCATTCATCTTTTCCGTTAGAAACTCTATCGAAAGAGGTGTTCATTATTTTTTCTTTTTAACGATTTCATCAATGATACCGTAATCTAACGCCTCTTGTGCACCTAACCATAAATCACGAGTCGCATCCTTCTTAACGGTCTCACGGTCTTTTCCACAATATGAACCTAATAAGTCGAATAGTGTGTCGTTAATTTTTTCCCATTCTATCATGGTAATACGGGCGTCTTGAATATTACCTCCTGCACCACCTGATGATTGGTGTAACATAGTACGAGAAAATGTCAATGATGACCTTTTACCTTTAGTACCTGCACCTAACAAAACAGAACCCATAGATGCCGCCATACCAGTGTTAATTGTTCTAATATCTGAATTGATATAATCCATAACATCAACCATAGATAAACCCGATTTCACCGAACCACCAGGGCTATCAATATGCATTGTAATGTCATTATTATCCAAACTATCTAAGAACATTAACTGAGCCTGTACAACGGTGGACATACTGTCATTTACTTCACCCGCAACCCATATAATACGTTCCATCATTAAACGTGAAAATACGTCCATAACTGTTACATTCATACTTCTTTCTTCTAAGATGTATGGTGTTAAACTATCTTCGATTCTTCTATTATAGTTGTGTAGGTTTAAGGAACCAATCCCAAGGTCTTTAGCGTAAAGACCAAAATCTCTGTAATCTTTTGGTGTCATATGAGTTTATATTTTGTATAGAACAAATATAAGTAAAAATGTTCGAAATAAAAAAACGTCATTTAGGAAATATTTATTAACATGATTAAATTATTAGATATATTACGTGAATCGGAGGTTTCCAAATTATCAGGGCAACCCTTACTTAAGTGGTTTTTAGACCGTATAAACAACACCTTCGTATTTTTTGACACCGAAACAACAGGTTTATTAACGAGAGACCCTGAAACAGGTAAAGAATATCGTGCCGAAACTGAACAAATTACTCAAATTGGTGCCATAGCAACCGAACTTAATGGTCAAACATTGAGATTTATGGCATATGATAAATTTAATCAAAAAATTAGATTGAATGATATCACTAAAAGTATTATGCAAAACGAACCTGATGAACCGTTAAGTGATAGTCCTGAAGATATGAAACAATTTAATCGTGATAAAAAAAGAGTATTGAAGTTTAATCATTATGATTTAGCTAATAGTGATTCCTTTGAAGAGGAAAGAAAAGTATTAGAAAATTTTGACAATTTCTTAAAGAAACAAGGTGGGAATATTACTTTGATTGCACATAACGCACCGTTTGATTTGACTATGATTCAATTTCATGAAATTTTTAAAGAGAGCACATATGAGGTAATTGATAGCATTGAGTTCTTTAAAAAATTCTTCTTCCCTACATTGGAAAGAATGTCAAATGAAAATGAAAAATACAAGTCAGATTATGATAAATTTGAATTTGGTAAAGACTATAAGACTGGTTTACCTACTGATAAAAAATCAAACTCATTAGGTAATATTGCATCGGGTCTTGATAATGATACGAATCAATTAAAGAAAAAACTCCAAGGTGCTCACGATGCAATTGTTGATTGTGAAATCACCATGGAGGTTTTAGGTATTGGTTTAAATAAAATTTACAACCAACTAAATCATTAAGAAATTTTAGTTGTAATAAAATCTATGGAGGACACATTGTCCTCCTTTTTTATCATTATAATATTGTCAGACCAGTTACGAATCAAAGAATTGTGAGATATCACAAAAATGTGTTCAAAATAATCCTTAATTTTCTTAAAGAATTCTCCCACCATCTCAAGATTTTCATCGGCTATTTTACCAAACACTTCATCCATTACAACTATATTAGGTTTTGGTAATGAAGATATCTTAGTTAATACACTACGAAGTGCTAACGATGAAATTGTTCTTTCATAACCTGAACCCGCATTAAGTGGTTTAACCACACGAGTTTCAGTATCAATCATAATGAACTCAACTTCGTTTTTATCGTTCACATTTAATTCTAAAATGAAATGACAACTATCCACTAATAAACGATATAACTCTTGGTTAATCAATGGAATCATATTTTTCATGATAATTTTTGATATACCATTCTTACCGTATATTGTAAGATAAATTTTAAACACAGCAAGTAATTCTTCTTCCGATTTAATCTTTGTAATTAAATCTTGATTAACCGTAATCTTATCCTTCATGTTCGTAATGTTATTACGATGTTTTTCTATAGATGTATTGGTTACTCTAATATTTGCCGTTGCAGTTTCAATTTGAGTTCTCAATCTAATAACTAAGGCATCGATTCTTTGATTCTCTTCCAACTTCTTTTTGTTATTTTCATAGTTGTCAAGTTTCATTTGTTTAGAATCGATTTCAAGTTGTTTCTGTTCAACTTCTAATTCATATCTTTCTTTACGAAGTTTATTTCTTTCGTAAGTTTCAAACTCAGTTTTTAATGTTTCGAAGGCATCAGATTGCTCTTTTAAAGAATCAAAAGCGATTTTATTTGATTCGATTCCATTTTCAATTTCCTCGATTTCTTTTTTAATCTTTTCAATTTCATCCGTATGGTCAACCTCGTCTAATGGTCTATTACATGTTGGACACACAGTACCTTCTTCAAACTTCTTAATGAGTTTTTCTCTATCACTTTTTTCATACTTGTATGCAACATCAATACCTTGAAGTTCGGCCATTTGTCCTTTTAACTCTTTATGTTGTTCTTCAAGATAATATTGTGATGGTTCTACAACATTAACACTATTTGCGTTACTTTGACTGTTATTTCTTTGTCCAATTAAATCGTTAATTTCTCTTTGTAATAATGTTGGGTTGGTGTTAATTAAATCCCTATCAACATCATTATTTTTAGATTCTAAAGATGTATCCCTTTCACTTTCAAGTCTTTTCAATTCATCTTCAAAGTCACCTAAATCTTTGGTAAGGTCAATAATTTTTTGTTCTGAATCTTGAATACTTTCAGTATAACCCGATATGTCATTTTGTAATTGGACAATATTATAGGTATTAGAAACTAACTTCTTACTCCAATCATTGTAAATCTCCTTTGCAATCTCTTCTTTTGCCTTTAGACTTTCTAAACCCATAAACTTAGTTAAGATTTGTCCTCGAGCCGTTGGTTTGGATTCGATAAGTTCCTCTAAATTGTAACCTGTTGTTAAGATGGTGGATAAGAAATCTTCCTCTGAACCAATTGCCGAAGCAATAAACGCCTCAGTTTCTCTTCTTTGTTCACCAGATAAATTCTCTACGGTACCATCATCTTTTCTTTTATAGAATTCAAGTTTATTAGTAACGGTATATTCACCTGATTTAGATTTCTTTCTAGATGTTTTTCTTTCAATTACATAATCATCTCCATCGATGGTAATTTCTCCTTTAACCATTACTTCATCTTTATCTGTAAATCTATTAAAGATTTCTGCGTTGGTTTTTGTTTTTGTTGTTGTATTAAAAAACAAGAACATCAATAAGTCAACAGAAGATGTTGATTTACCTCCAAAGTTTTTTGGTGTGGATTCAATTACCGTAATGCCGTCCAGACTTGTAAAATCAATAGAATTATTGTCCCCAAAAGAAAGAAAATTGGAAAACTCAACTCTTTTAATGAACCACTTGTTGTATCTAACTTTGTTTTCATTTAATTTATCTATTTGAGTGTTTACTTTATTATCTAATCTATCAACTAATTCCCATTTAACTTGGATGTTATTGTCTTTAATAAAATCCTTCATCAATTTCTTTTGATATTGATGGTCTAAAATGTTGTCGGTAACTTCCAATGATTCTAACCTTGTGTTATTAACATTGGTTAAACTCTTTGTGATTACTTGTACAGTCTTTGATTTATATTTTTCTTGGAAATATGATTTTACTCTTCTGATTTTTTCAGGAGTAAAATTTTCAGGAACATCTTCCCAAGTTACTTTAATGAATGGGTTATTATAACTCATTTTTTAATAGTTTATATAGTTCTTTGTAGGTTAATTCACCTAATAAATAATTTTTTAAATGGTGTTCAATTTTATCTTTTTTAATATGAAATTGACCTTCCCCCTCATTACCTCTGTGTTGTTTATCGTTGTAACCTAATACTTTATCTTCCAACATTTGGTCTCTTGAAACTTTAAAAATCAACACCTTATCCCAAAAATACAAAGAATAATATAAATCCTCAAATAATTCTGGTTTTATTTGTTGAATGTTGCAATCAAAATTTGATTCATCTCTTTTATCGAATGGTGCTAATTCATGAATACCGTATTTAATTGCCGTCTCATAAATTATTGATTCATCGATGAAATCCATTGTGGGTAGTTTCTCGTAGGCTCTTGCCCCTTTTATCTCATCTTTAGATTTGTCTATTTTTCTATCATAAGAAGAATCATCTGACGATTCGACAATTAACCCATAATATCTTAAAAATAACTCAACAAATTTTTCATTAAAAATACCAAAGTGAGCACTTTTAAAGTTTAGGATTGCATCTCTTAATAGCAAACCATCTTCAATATATTCTTGTGTATGTCCAGTCATTTACTTAATTCTACTTTCCTCGAAGAACTCGATTATGGCGTTTAATGCCCATACCGAACCCGCAGTAAACATACCGTCAAAGAAAAGACATGTGTACCATGAACAAGGTAAAATTTGGTTGGTTAATCCACCAAACACAAATGACATGAAGAATCCAACCCATGTTGATGTGCATAACATACATCCAATTAAATCTCCAAAAAATTTAGAATTGCGTTTAATCCACGCTCTTTGTTTATCGAATATGGAACCATAAACTAAAATTGTTGTCATTCCATAAGCCATTAAAATCCAAAATGCTAATATCATATAATTTTATTTTTTTCTATAATATACTCAATACATTTAATAAAAAGAAATATATTGCCGGAAACTTATTCATCGTATAAATCACTCAAATCACTTTTTTTCAAAAATTTGGCTCGATTCATTCCATCTAACGCTTTGGTTATCCTTTCCATTTCCAATCTAAGGTCATTATTTTCTTTGGTTAATTTTTCAATTTCTTTCGTGTTCTTTACCTCTCTAACCACTTCTTTTTCAACGATTCTTTCTACGGGTACCTCTTTAACTACCTCAACAATTTTTTCCACAGGTACTTCTTTTATAACTTCTTTTACTACCTGAATGGGTACTTCCTTTACAACTTCCTTAATTACTTGTACGGGGACCTCTTTGATTATCTCTTTTATTACAGTTTTTGTTTCTCCTTCCACCTCTTTGATAATTTCAACAGGAACCTCAACTTTAATTTCTTTTATAACCTCAACTGGTATTTCAACTTTTACTTCTTTAATTACTTCCTTTATAACTTCGACAGGTACTTCTTTTATTACTTCTTTTATTACCTCAACTTCGTATGGTACTTTGATTTCTTTTTCAACAATCTTTTCTTTTACTACAATTTTTTCAACGGGTACTTCTTTGGTAATTTCTTTCTCAACAATGACTTCAACAGGGATTTCTTTGATTATTTCCTTTATCGAACCTGCGGGAACTTCACCGTATTTTAACAAAGAAAACCCTCGATTGAAGGTTTCCGTTGCTAATTTTTCTATGTCTTTTATTTCGTTTAACTCGCAATAAAGAATAAATTCATTATCCAAGGTTAAGGTGCTCTTCTGTTTCATTTTCGATATCTTTAATATCTTTTATAGAGAAATGTAGGAATGGTTGTTCATTTGGTAAATCATGAAAAGTATATTCATCTGTCTCTACATTATATATACCATAACCGTGATGTTTAACTGTTTCACCAAAATTTTGTTGTATTAAACTACCGACCATAATTGCATGTCCACCATTAGGCAATGTAAATTGTTGTCTTTTATGAATGTCACCACATAACAATAAATCTAAATCGACGAAATTTAATCGGTCATATGCATCTTCAAATTCATACCCCAAATCGGTTGATAATCCTTGTATTGGTCCGTGAAATAATCCAACAGTTAATAAACCTTCCTGTTTAGTAAATTCGGGTCTAACATTATGTTGGTATAATGAATATACAATCCATTGGATATTACCGTCTGTATCAACATAATCACCACTATCTTTTAAATAGGTGATATTCTTATTATTTAATAATTCAACTACCGGTGTGATACTATCCAATCGTTGTGTATTATTCTCTAAGAAATCGTGATTACCCGGTATAATGATAACTTTACCATAACCAGACAATTGATTTAAAAACCAAGCGGTTAATAATAACTGTTCGTTAGATATATTGATTTTTTGGTGTGCAATATCACCTGCAATTACAATACGTATCTCTTCCCATTCAACACCTTCTGATGTCCATTGTATTGCGTGTTCACGAATCTCCCCAATTAGTCTCTCAAATTGTGTTTTATACAATTCGTGCATTTGTATTGTTCTGATATGTAAATCAGCAATATGTACAATTCTTTTTACCATCTTTTAATATATTTTGATAAGTCCATTGTTAAAATCGTGTTATTGATTTGTGGTGGAACTTTATATTCTGTAAAGGTTCCATCATCTTTTAATAAAACAACAACGTTACCTAATAATTTAGTATCTTCAAATTTAGTACCCTTTAACATCTTCAACAATAATCTTCCATATAATGGTAATTGTAAAAAATAATGACCCAACGCATTATCGTGATATTGATTAAATGGTGGATATAATTTACCAGTATAGTGATGAACTTCGAAGTTTTTTGGTTGGTTTGTTTTCCAATCAGTAGTTACAAATCCAAATCCATTCTTTTCTTTGTTCATCATTAACCAAACCTTATCAGGTTGACCTGTATATTGTTCTTCAGGGTCTCCTAATACAATTTCAGTATCTAATAAAACTGCACCTCTTTCTAACATTAAATCAAGAAAGTTTTTACCCGCAGCAATCATATTATCACTCTTACGTTGTTGTTCTTCGTTTATTGTGAATATTGGTTGTCTAACTTCTTTATAGTTATTAAAACGACCAATTAAATCGGTTTCTAATTCAAAGTGAACTCGGCTACCCATGTTAGTTGATAAGTCACCGGCTTGTTTCCATTGTTCTTGTAATTGTTTAGCACCTTCAGGGTCACCATTCGACATCTTTAATGCCATACCCTCAGCATCAAATGGTTTATGAAACTTCTTTATAATTTTAGAAACTGATGGAAAATTCTTTTTAATTTTACCATCCAAATCTTTCATATAATAGATGTGTTCTTCCTCGATGAAAGTCAACTCTAACTCCTGTCTTCTTTTTTCTAATAAGTCTTTTATCTCTAATGAGATGTCGTTTAAATTCATTTAATCTAATTGTTTTATTATTAAATCATCCAATTTACCTTGTAAATCGGCGATATCTTTATTCCCTTCTAATTTAACAATCCAAACCTTACCCATTAACTTACCACAATTTAATTTATGATATAATCTTTCCGCATCATTCCACGCATCTGGGTCAAGTACTATTGTTATTTTTTTTGCGTTGTCGTATAGTTTATTGAATAGATGGTCACTCATAAATTTACCTAACATTGGAATTGCATTAGGTAAAAATATACTATCGAACGCACCTTCCACAATGTATATCGGTTCATCCCAATTTATCAAATATTCGTTGAATATTATGATTTCTTTTTGTGCTTCCGGATTCTTATATTTTAATTTTGTTTTTTGTAAATAAGAACGTGCAACAAAATAGTTCACCTCATGATATTCATTATATGATGGAATAATTATTCTATTTTCATATTCACCGCTATAACAAAAACCAATATTATACATTTGCAACATCATATCGGTAACATTTCTACTTTTGATATAATTGTATGCTTGTTTATATTGTGGGGTCATTTTAAGACCGATACTAGCGTCTTTAAATGGTATAAACTCTTTAGGGAGTTTTACTTTTTTATAAACTCTATTTGCTCTGTCTTCCGTTTCGTCTGGTCTTAGTAATTCATATTTTTTTAATTGTCTCGGATTACCAAAACGTTTAATCAATTTATGAATTGAACCGTGTGTTTCATGTGATTCCGCACATACCCAACATTTAAACACACCGTATTTGTAATTGATTTCTAAATTACCTTTACCGTCACCATGGTCAAGACCTTTGATTTCTTGTGAACATACCGGACAATCAAAAGATATTTGTCCTTTGTAATCATTGTGCAACTTATAATCTCCCAAAATATCTTCGAGAATTTCAATAACCGCACTGTAATCTATTTCGCGTTCTTCAACCATGATTACAGAAATATAATAAAAAATGAGGATAAAAAAAAATGTGTTGCAAAAAAATGGGGGAGAACACCACCTCTCCCCCTCACCAACTAAACGTTTATTTCTAAACGTCCCGTCTATTTTTTATAAATATAACACAAAACACATCTATTAAAAAATACTAGTTGCCGGATTTTTCTAACTTAGTCATATTAACGTATCCAATAACACAAGTTGCAGCATCGGCCATATCGTAATTTTCCTTTTTAAGGTTACCTGTTTTACCATATAACCAATTAACTTCAGGACATACAGCATTTACGTGCTCCCAAATTACATGTTTCTTATCAATATCTTTTGGATATCCACCAAATAATACATTACGACCTTTGTCGTTTGGTCCAACTAAATCCGGAAACGCAAATTTTCTTGAATTATATGTTGATATGAATGTTGGCAAAATACCTAACACATCATAACAAGCCTTGAGAATCAATGTGTTGTAACGTAATAACGTTCCTATAGTATAAATGTTATTCGATTGTAAAAGAGGTTCTTCAATAATAATACGAGTTATACCCATATTTTTATACCCATCAAGATGTTTCTTGAAGGTATCTGCCTTTTTGATTAACTCCTCAATCTTATCTTCGGGTTGAGGTTTAATTTTAGGTGAAAAATGGGTTAATTCCAATAACTTTGACCCTGATATGTCAAATAACGCAAACCCTATGGTTTTGGTTGAAATATCCAAACCAAGTATTTTAGGTTTGTTCTTAAATTTTACATCTATACTCATATAACAAAAGTTAAATGATTTATTATTAAATGTAAAGTTTAAAAATCTAATTTAACTGAAATAACTTGGGTTCCAGATTTTGTCAATGGAGAAGCCAATTTACCGACAACTAAAGTTTCTTTGTTTGAATTTAACAATGCAACTTCGGTAATTTTAATGTTACCACTTGTATAAGTTGGATTTTGAGATGTTTCAAATTTTCCTGTTGGTAAATTTGCTTTAAAAACCATCTCTTCTATTTTACTTTCTCTAACCACACTAACGCTACTTCCCGTTAAACCACTTATTTTTCTTTCGTCCCCAAAAGATGATAAAGTTGATGTGTAGGTTGTTGATGCTGCCGCGTATTTTGTTTGATTTATAGTAAATGTGAAACCTGTTTTAAGATTATCAATGTTATTATTTAAATCAGTATTATATGATGTTTTATTTATTTTCCACGCAGTAGATGATGGTAATTGACCATTGTCCACTAATTGGTGTAGAATATAAAATTGACTTGCAGTATAACCACTATTTAAATGTTTGAATTCCCCACTACTAAATTTAACAGTCACGTTTTCATCATTTGTAGAACCTGTAACTTTACTAAAATACATACATGGTAATGTTTCTGTAGAGCCACTTAACATGTAAGTCACCCAAAGAGTTTTACCCGATGTTAACGCAGTAATTGGGTCAGCACTAGCTGCAATTACGTCTACCTTTGGTTTAGGTAGTGTGTGTAATCTATTTGAACCTCCGTCTAACGCTGCAACAATTTCTTCATCATCAAACACAATTGTTTTTTGATTATAAAATATCTTACCAACTCTCTTGTTTGAATAATCAACCAAATCTTTATATTCTAAAATTGATTTTGAATTGTAATTTGAAACGATATTTTTTGATGTTCCTGTTGACATATAGAATGTAGCACCCGTAGTTGCACCACTCAATCTATGATATAATAGTGTTGGTAAACTAACATTAAAATATTCAACGTCAGTTTTATTTGAAGGGTTATTAGTAGCATCGGTTGTTATTCCTGTCCACGTACTAATATAGTCGTCGTATTTAAAAAATCCTTCAGGGTCATTTAATGGTGAACCATTTTCAGAATAATGTAATATTGCAATTGCTTTTTGTTCCTCAGGTGAAATTGTGACTTGTGCACCTGTGGTATCATATATTGTCGTTCCTGTGTTATATGTTTGACCTGATGATGTTGTGTAACCTAAATAATTTTTAATACCAATATATTTGTTGCTTGTATATCCTGAAACTGAACCACTTACACCAATCGGTAATTTTTCCCATACACTATCTAATGTCCAATTGCCATTTGATTCTATAACATCTCTACATGTTAATTGTCTAGATTCTTCTACTGGAATACCATATGTAGTTGTCCCACTTGTATACCAAATTGGGTATTTAACATTTGTATTTTTATCTAATGGAGAAAATACATTTTGTGTGGTTCCGGTTAAGTTATAGTTATATTCAGAATCACCGACAGCAAAATAACTTACAACAAAATTACCTTTTGCTATTGCATTTCTACCAGTATCTGTAAGTCTCGCCGCGACTGTTGCTGAATAATTTGTGTTTAAGAAACTCATATTTTATAAATATTATTTTAATTTTTAATTATAATCAAATTACATTACAATGAAAATTATCGGTATCGTATCCAACACCAACCGCAATTTGTACACCATATCTTGGTGTTTTATAGTTATATTTTGACCTATTGAAAACATTGTTTTCAACTAAATTACCTCCAGTCCATAAAGTGGATGAAGGAATGAATTGTTCAACCAATTTAGTCCAATATGGTGTCATTTTTTGAACGAATTCATTTACAGAAACAAAATTGTATGGTGTATATCCAGTTTCCATACCACTTATGTTAGTAATGTATTGATTATAAATTTCTTCTAAATAGATGTAATTTTTCTTGTACTTAATAACATTTGTGTTTGTAATTACTTGACTTAAAGCGGTGTCTAAAAATTCAGCAAAACTATAATCATTTTGTGGTTCTAATTCACCGAATGTTAAATCCAAATCTCTTGATTTTCTATAAATGTCGTATTCAATTCCTCTTGATGGGGATAGATAAACATTTAAATTTTTTCTATTTAAAATTAGTTTTGATTCATTATCATTACTTACAACCGATGTTTTATTATTATCAATATGTGATTCTAATTTAAAACCGTAATCTAATCCAGGTAAGTTTCTAAAATAATTAAAATAATCTTCACCGTATGTATAAGGTTTAGGTTTTGTTTTAATTGTTTTTGTTCTACCCGTTAAAACTGATAATTCATTATCGATTATATTAGATGACCTATGGTCTAATGTTAAATCATACCAACCTGCACCTTTTTGGAAATAGATATCTGACGATATATTAGTTGTTTTTCTTGGGTAACCATTTTCATCTATTGGATATTCGTCTCTTACTAATGTTGTTGTTCCCGTGGTTACTCCTGTTAAATAACTTGAGAATGTTCCACTACTTAAAGTATAACCCGTTATTTCTACTTGAGTTTTTGTACCTTGAATTAAATCATATAAGTCACTTTCAATATCCAAACTTTGTGGTATTTCAGTAACTTTATAAACGTACTCATCAATTTTAATTAAAGGTTCAGGTGCACCTAAAAACTTTAAGAAGAATTGAATTGCAGAACGTGTTCCTTTTGATTTATATAAATGTGAAAGGTTAGTTAATATTCTTCTATAAAACTCGTATTCAGCCTCAATTAAAGTTTTACCGACAGGTATTCCCAAATATTGGGCTTCTTGTCTCGTGTATAATGTTTCTTCTAAAGATTTTTCGTCAAATAGATTTACAGTTGATAATCCTAATGTATTTGATAAGTTTTTTAATAATACGTCCGGTACATTGTTTATACCGTCATAACTAACATTTCTCATAAAAGCAATGTTATCTATGTATTTTTTTACTTTATCAAAACTTTGTCCGTATAATTGGAAAATAGATTCCGCTCTTTTTTCTTCAGTATCAAATTCAAATAATTGTGGTGCCGATAAAAATCTAACGATTAAGTTTGATTTGTAATCGTCAATCTCATCACCCAATCCACTTAACGTACTGATATAGTCATTGTAGTTAATACCTACAATTTGTAAGTTCCAATTATCTTTTGATATTGGCCAAGTAACGGAGACATCAACAATATCGGTAGATGTTTCATCAAAACTATCTCTCGGTACTTTAAACGTTGCAGTATACTTCGGATTAGATTCTCTATTTAAAAGAGATTTTTCCAAATCATCCAAATTATTGAAAAACTCTTCCGTTATCGAATCATTTGGTCTAATTAAAAAACTTGTAGTTGTACCGGTTGAACCGCTAAATAAATCACCATTAACTTTTAATTTAATATCTCCGTTAATGTCGGGTTCTGTATAGTTTATTATGTTATATGTATTACCACTAAAATCTATACTATATTTCGTATATGAGGAATAAAAATTTCTAACAGTATTGTCTGTTGTGGGTAACACATTACTTAATGGTTGTTCCAATACAATATCAAAAGGATTGAATATTATATTTTGTGGAACATAAAATTCAGTAGTATTTGTTGTTGTACTATATGTCGAATTAAACGCAGTATAGTCAGTTATTTTATATGAAGAATTTTCATCTATAAAAATTGCGGCGGGGAATTTACTGATGATTTTCCCAATTGAAACTGATAATCTACTTTTTAAAGAACCGAATAAGGATTTACTTGCATCATCAATTTTACCCTTAAATGAAACTTTTTCTTTTTTAACATTACCGTATTGTGTTGTTGGTGCTTCTTCCTCTTCTTTTAGAGTATCTAAAGTAAGATAATCTGAAAATGGACTAGTTTTAAAATCTTTACTATCTTTTTCAGGAATGACCTTATCAACCGCAAAACTGGTGTTAGTTAATTGACTGGTTCCGTCGGTTATTTGTCTACCGACTAAACTATCACTAAATGTTTCCGCACCACTTGCAGCTTGACTTGGTATTTTATACTTTACTACAGCCATTATGATGTAATGTTATCTAAGTTTAAGGTCTCATCAATATTATCTCTTTCTTCACGAACCTCATATAATGTTTCGTTATATTGGTCTTTAACCTCGTAAAGGTTGTATTGTTTGTATATTGCGTTATTATTATTGTTATCGTAAATTGTGTAAATACCTTGAGCAACAGCCTTAGTTTGATTACCATAAAGAGCGTGTGCCAATGTACTTGCATCATGTTCTACCATTTCAACCTCAACTGTTGTTGGGTTAAAAAATGTATTTGTCAAGATAATTTTTTGACCAGGTTCCCCGATAAATGGAGTCACGTTTGGTCTACTTGATGGAGCAGAACTTGGTGTTAATGTAATAAATAAAAACGGAGCTGTTTGGTCGGTATATTGATATCTTATAGCCT